TAAATATCTGACTACCTTATAAACGATGTACAGAACGGTTTTAGTGGAACTAAGGTTGTAAACTTTAACAACGGTGTGCCTGATAGAGAAAAGCAAATGAGCATCAAAAATGATGTGATGAACAAACTGACAGGTGCAAGAGGTGAAAAAGTAATTATAGCTTTTAACAACAATGCAGAAAGCAAAACAACTATTGATGATGTACCGTTAAATGATGCACCTGCACACTACGAGTACTTATCTACTGAATGTTCTACTAAGTTAATGGTGGCACATAGAGTAACATCACCTTTGCTTTTAGGTATTCGTGATGGGAATAGTGGACTAGGAAACAATGCTGACGAAATTAAAACAGCATCTTTGTTATTCCACAACATTACTATACGACCTTATCAAGACTTAATAATAGATTCTATTGATGATATTCTTGCTGTCAATGGTATTAGTCTAAAACTTTATTTCAAGACGTTACAACCGCTAGAATTTATCGAAACAGACAATGCTATCACAGACGAAGCGAGAGAAGAAGAAACAGGGGTGAAATTATCTAAAGAAGATTTTCCAGATGACAAAATGTTTGACTTATTAGACGAATTTGGTGAAGAAGAAGATTTAGACGAGTGGGAACTTGTTGATGAAAGACCTGTTGATTACGACCAAGAAGAAGCGTTAGACAAAATGATAGGGTTGGCAAGTACAGGAACTGCAAGACCAAACGCAGAAAGTGAACAAGATGGTGAAGCGGATGGACTTAAATTCAAAGTTCGTTATCAATACGCACCTTTACAAACACAAGATAATAGTAGGGAGTTTTGTAAAAAAATGGTAGCAGCTAAAAAGATATATCGCAAAGAAGATATAATGCAAATGAGCCAAAGAGCGGTAAATGCAGGATGGGGATTGAACGGTGCAGATACATACGATATATGGCTTTATAAAGGTGGTGGCGCTTGTCATCATTTTTGGATGCGTAAAACCTATATGGGAAAAGGTGTAAAACCTGATGCTACAAACCCTAATGCAGAAATATCTGTGAACAAAGCAAGACGTGAGGGTTTTAAACCAGAAGTAAACGATAAGAAAGTGGCAACTAGACCAAAGGATATGCCTAATCAAGGATTTGTAAATAAATAAGAAATGGCAGAAGCACTATTAGTAACAAGAAAAGACATAGTTAAGTTTACTGCAATGAGTGGCAATGTAGATACTGACAAGTTTATTCAGTATATTAAAATTGCACAAGACAAGCATATAGAAAACTATCTAGGAACTGACTTAATTGATAAAATAAAGCAACATATAATTGATGATGATTTAGCAGGTGATTACCTTACCTTAGTAAATGATTGGGTAAAGCCCTGCTTGATACATTGGGCAATGGTTGAGTTTTTGCCTTACAGTTCTTACACTATTGCACAAAAAGGAGTATTTAAACACAGTTCAGAAAATGCTGAAAATGCTACAAAAGAAGAAGTTGATTATTTACTAGAAAAAGAAAGAAACACAGCACAGTACTATACTGATAGGTTAATTGATTATTTGTCCTTTAATGCAGGTTCTAAATATCCTGAATACTATACAAACAATAATGAAGATGTAAACCCTGATAAAGATTTATTTGGCGGATGGGTACTGTAAAGAAATATAAACCAAAACCAAAAAATGTTGAGAAACTAACAAAGTACCTCAACAAGACTAATAACAAAAACAAGAAAAAAGTATTGTATTAATATGGCTAACACAATTAATTGGGGAAGAATATATTGCAGTTCTTGGTGGGGTTCGTCAAGTAACCAAAATACAATAGACATAGATTCTAAACCTGAATGTTTATGAGTTGGGGAAGTATATATAGCGTAAGTTGGTTCGGTAATACTAATGAAAGCAACGGTTGGGGTATTGCTTATCCTTTCGATGCAGATGGTTCTTACTTAACAGCAGACGTAAACACAATAAAAGCAGATACAACAGCATATAAAGCAGATGCAACTGAATATTAAAAAATAAAAAATGGCAAAACAGACAGTAAATATTGGTATATCCGCGAATTCGGGTACAGGTGACCCTTTAAGAACGGCTTTTGGGAAACTAAATGACAACTTTGATGAAGTTTATGGAGCAAACTTTGTAGATTACGATAAATTAGGAGGTGAATTTACTACCGCTAGTGCATTAACAGCAGCAGCAGACTTAGATGTAGATTTTAGTTCAGCAGCAGTATTCACTACTACATCTTCTATTGCAGTAGATTTAAACTTTACAAACGCTGAAATAGGACAAGTAAAAACTATAATTGTAACAGATTCTGGGGGAACTTCGTCTTTAACTTTTGACACAGCAACAAATACAGTAACTACTTTAAATGGTGAGTACGATGCAACAGCAGGAGCGGTTAATTTCATACAAGCAATATGCACAGCATCTAACACATTTTTTGTAACAATATCACAATAATATGAAAGCAAGAATAGAAGAAGGTAAGATAGTAAAGTATTCCCAAATACCACAAAAATTTAAAGCAGGTTCTAAACTAATTGCAGGTGGTGGTAGAAACCTATCAACTGAAAAGCTAGAAGAATACGGATTCTTTGATGTTGTTGTGCCAGATTACGACCCTGTAACAGAAGTAATTCACAACCTACACTTTGACGATAGTTTTGACGATGGTCTAGGTGGTACACGTTCTGTATTTACCTATGATAAGAAAACAAAGGTAATTAGTGAAACAGTTGCACAGTTAAAGACAAAAAGAATAGAAGAACTAAAGAAATTAGCATACGATAAATTACAGCCAACAGATTGGTATGCCATTCGCAAAGCAGAAAAAGATACAGCTATTCCTAGCGATATTCAAACTGAACGTGATGGCATAAGAAGCACAGTAGTAACAAAAGAAGCAGAAATAAATGCTCTAACTACTAAGGCAGCAATTTTAAAGTATGACATAAGTTTCTAGTATGGCTATTAACGAAAGACTTATAGACACAGAAGTAGCAGCCGCAGCTAATGGCGATGGTGGTGTAGAGCAAAACCTTATCCTACATTTAGACGCTAACGATGTAGATAGTTACGATGGAGATGGTGATATATGGTATGATATATCAGAACACGATGTAACAATTCCTTTGTCTGATAATGCCGATGATTTAGAACTACACCTCAACGCTAGTGATTCTACTTCTTATGACCCTGCAACAGATACAACTACTTGGACTGATATAAGCGGTAACAGTAGGAATGCCACTTTAACTGGACTTACAAATACAGATTACGATATTGATAATGGTGGTTTTTTTACGCTTGATGGTTCTAGTGATTTTGGAACAGTATCACACAATACTAGTTTAGATTTATCTAGTGGTGGATTTACTGTAGAGGCTTGGGTATACCATACCGACAGCAATGTAAATATGATACTAGATAAAGGAACTGTAACAAGAGGTTATGGATATAATCTACAAATTAATGCTAACAATTTAGATTTAAGGATTCACGCAACAGGCGGAACAGGTGCTACTATAAAGATATTTGGAACAGAAACACTAACAGCTAATGAGTGGAATCACGTTGCTTTTACTGTAAGTGATTTATCTTCTAGTGCTACTGCAATAACTTATGTTAATGGTGTGCAGGATGATACCGATTCAGGAAGTTTAACTAGCTACACGAATACTAGTGATTTACTTATTGGAAGTTCAGCATACAATACTTCAGATAAATTTGATGGTAAGATAGGAGCAATAAGAATATACTCTAAAGCACTTTCACCATCAGAAGTAGGACAGAACTACCGACACGGAAGAGATTATATTTATACTGAATTAATAGATGATACAAATTTAGGAGTACATTTAGATGCAGGTAATACCGATTCTTACGACCCTAGTTCAGATGGTTCTACTTGGAGCGATTTAACCACTAGCAATGCAGATGTAACCTTAACCTCAATGAATGCTGACCAGCACGACAAGGAAATAGGTGGTTGGTTCAGCTTTGATGGTTCGGCAGATTATGGTACAATAACGAATGACGCTGTAAGAGTAACAACAGGAGGCGCTCTTACAGTAGAGATGTGGATTAGACCTTCCTCAATTAGTGTTAGCAATAAATATTTTTTGGGTCAATCTCAAAATACAAATGCCTCTTATAGCTATTCAGTCAACCAAACAAACCAAACATTAAGACTCTTAACTTACAGCCATTCAGGTGGTTTTGCTTATGCGGTACAACTTACAACAGGAAATGTACTAACACAGGCGAATAAATGGTATCATTTTGCATTTACACTATCTGATACAATAGCGGATAACGTTATATACATAAACGGAGAGAACGTAAAACAGGCTACATCTAATGGCATTGGTACTGAAAGAGGAGATACAAACCAATTACAGATTGGAGCTATCAACGGAGGTAATAATTGGCAAGGTGATATAGGTCAAGTCAGGATATACCAAGAAACCCTTACAGCAGACCAAGTAATGCAAAACTACCTATTTACTAAGAATGACTATCCTAATGAATTTCATTTAACAGGCACTAATATGGATAGTTCTGACTGGAGTTCTAGTGGTTACTTTGATTTTGCTACTAATGAATACTTTGAAGCATCTACTAGTTCTATATTAAAAGCCGAAAGTACTGTTATTATATGGTGTAGCCACGATGGAGGAAATTCTCAAATGTTATTCTCTAATGGAACAGAAAATGATACAGGTATTTTTGTAGGCACAAGTTCTACAGGAGAAATTAGGATAGGTCAAACAACAGCAGCTAATGATTTTACTTTTGATAGCACTTTAAAACATTATGCTTTTGTGTTTAGTGTCAGTGATGGAAACGTAAAGGTTTATAAGAATGGTGATTTACAAACAACTAGAAGCCATTCACAGGCAGGATTCTACTATGCTTCAGACCAAAGTAGTTGGACTACTAATTTTAGAATAGGCAGACAGTTATTTACTTATGGAGAATATTGGGATGGAAAAGTAGGCTATGTAAAAGTTTACGATAGAACATTAAGTCAAAGTGAGATTGAAGCAGACTACGATGCTACTAAATCAACATACGAATAATGATACAAGACTTACGCATATACGGACTAAATATAGGAGCGATAGTATTTTCTTCTATGCCTAATATAAACACACAGCTACAAACTGTTGTTTTAATATTAACAATAATCTATACCTTAACTAAAATCTACAAACAAATCAAATGAAAAGAAAAGACTTAATACACTATTCTGGAGCAGCAGGT